TCTAATTTGAGCTTGTTGATGTTGCCGCATCATCAGGCTCATTTTTTATGCCCAAATCCTCGCATTCATCAGGAATGCAGTAGTCTCGCTTTGGACACTTGTTACAGTCTCGCAATTTAATCACCACCTTTCAAAGCGCTTAAATCAAGCACCATCTCCGGCTGCCTATTTTCCCATGTGTAATAATCTAGGCCTGCTTCTCTTAACGCATCTGCAGCAGCTCTACCTGTTTGTGCTTCATCAATAATTCTGTAAGCACTTTGTCTAGCAGTACGTACTTTTGCTAGTCTTTCCACGAATGGCTTTAATAGTTCACAAATTGAAGCCCATTCTTTTGGCGGCTTATGATAGCAACTTTTACATCGACTAATCATACGATCTATTAAAAATTCCGAAGCCGGCATACTATACAAAATGCTATCACCAAACCCTGCTCGCTTAATCTCTTTAGCCGCTTTCCGGGCTTCAGATAAAGCTTTTTCCAGACGTTTAAAAGCATCTAGCGACTTAATTTCTTTAGTCAATAAAGCTTCGTATTCTTCTTCAATTGCATCGGTTTTATCAGAACTGACACGAGATACGAAGTCCCTTACCTTTTGTTTACTGATATATGGTTTTGTCATTTTCGGTCTCCTTTAGTTATAATAAGGGTTTTTACAATAATCACCGTGAGTTCTCACTCTTGGGATGTACGTGACATCTTTCTGCTCTTCGGCATCCATTACAGCTTTATCTTTGTAAAAGCCATACATGGATATAACGAGTCCGATTAACGATTGCAGTATAAACTGTTCCCAACCGATTTGGTCTACTTCCAAGGCCCCCATAGAGCCTGCGACCAGAAAAGTACCAATTAACATATAGCCCATAAATTGATCTCCTTTATAACATCATCATTGATAAGATAGATGCCACTGCTGCTGCAGCTAAACTCAAATGCATTCCTGCGTCAATCCATGTCATGATTAATTCCTCCTAATGAATTCCTGCGGATTTAAACTCCGCATCAACTACTTTCACATCCCAGCCTAATGAATGGACAAGGAACGTCCTAAACCCTTCTTTATCGATGACAAAGGCTCTTGACTTCTTACCTGGCGACTGCCAGGCATAGGCAAATGGAAATCGATCTCTTGCGATGCCCTCTCGGATAGCCGTTAGGCTAACACCAAGGACAGTCGACATTTGAGCGACCGAAATCACTTTTCTAATCATGTGCACTGCCCCTCCTTTTCATATAGCCTTCAAAATCATTCTGATTTCTTGGCCTACTTGTAGACGATCTTTAAAAGTATCTTGATTACGGAAATCATCCATATAAACTTCTAACATCTCTCGGTATATAGCTGCTTTGAAGCTTTCTGGCTTTTCCACATCTTCTCGATACGGCTTTAAAATCGTAACCGGCTTACCGAATTCATAGTCGATAAATCCTCTTGCCTTTAGTCGGGCTTTCATAGTTCTAATCTTACCGTTCGGCCATCCGAGTAAATTTTCCATTTCCTCGTTGGTCTGTAACCCGCTATCACGGTAAGCGTTATACAAAATCTCCATATCTGTCATTTGCTGCCCTCGTTTCTTTTAATTTCGTTACCTATTAGGTATTTCCATATGCAGATTCTGATGCGATTAAATCAGCCAACGGAATCTGATAAACTTTTGAGAACGCCTTTAAAGTTGCCACGCTAAGGCTTTTCTGTCTTTTGCCAGTCTCTAAATTTGATAAATAATTTTGAGACATAAAAAGCTTACTTGCCGCCTCAACCTGGGTAAGCCCTTTTTTATTTCTGGCATCAATCAAGTACTGTCTCATCCAATCACCTCCCTTTACATCTAAAATATCTCAATTTGTGATATTAGTATATCTCAATTTGAGATTATCGTCAACAATATATTTGAAAAATATCGCTATATGTGATATTGTGTAAGCAGGGAGACTTTTAAGGAGGAAGACTTATGAAATTAAGACAATTACGCCACATGTTAGGGCTTAGTCAACTACAGTTCGCCGAAGACTTAGGTGTTGCTCAAAATACATTAAGTAATTATGAATCTGAGAAGAGACAAATTCCTTTGGATTTGCTAAAGCGCATCGCGGAACGTTATGATGTTACTGTTGATTACCTAACAGATTCGGACTTGATAGCCGATGACCGCATCCCGGGGGCGCTAATCAATGAAAGAGTGAACTCAGGTTTATCCCTTTCGGACCTGTCAAAAATAACAAAAATCCCCAAGAAAGACCTTGAGGATTATGAGGCAGAGATAGAGCCCATTAATTTGTTTTTACTCAAAAAATTATGCGATGTATATGGTAAAAGTTTGTCCCAGTTTTATAAGGATAACGACATGTATGATGAATATATCCCGAGCGTGTTTAACGGCGATTCAGACAAATTTGAACAGTTCGAATCAGCCAGCCGTTTTGACGCAGAATCTGATGCGTTTATAGATATGGTTCACCTCAACAATTACAAATACGTACCTGCATCTGTATCAGCGGGCGCGTTAACCACGATAGACGCCATTAACTTCATGCCTACTATATCTGTCCCTGATTTCATGATGGGTCGTTACGCAGGCAATAAGAATATTATACTTATGCCGGTTAACGGTGAAAGCATGAACAACGTTATCCAAAACGGCGCTATTATCGCCGTATTAAGAAATATAGAACTGCCAGATATCCATGACGGAGATATTGTAGTTATTAAGAATGGAGGGGATTATACAGTTAAAAGATTCTACAATGATAAACAACATAAAGAATTTGTATTTAAACCTGATAGCTCGGATATGGCATTTCGGGACATCATATTTAGTTACGAGAATACAGATGACTTATACCTGATTGGTAAGGTTGTTATGTACAATGTGACTTTGTAAGAGATTAATATGGGAGATTAATAAGGGAGATAAACAATGAAATTCTATAAAATTTTATCTATCGCGGCATTATTTGCAACAGTTGCTAGTTCTTCATTTGCACAATTTATTGATGTAACCCCAGAAACGTATGATAAAATCTGGAGCACCGGGCAAAATTATAAAACTGATCGTAAACTTGAAAGCCCAATTAATTATGGAGTTGAACTTCGGAGTGGAGCTGGTGGCGCCGCGGTATTAATTACCCCAGCTACAATCACTAAATATGTATCATATTCCAAAGACGATCGTCTGATTTTTCCAGACGAATCTTTTAAGAAAGCCATACTAAACAGTAATGATTATGTATACATAGCTACATATGCACTTCATCTTAAAAATCCATTAGCCGGTACAGTAATGCCTCAACTACCATCACAACGATTACTTATAGAAAAAGACAATCAGTATATAATCCCAGTAGCGATGGATACCAAAATCTATGATATGATGCCGCATAGCTATGCCCTTGTCTACTATGCAATACCTAAGCAAATAATTATGAACCCACCGTATACTATTAAATTTATTAATGGAAATGGCGATAAAATTGAAATACCTATTACCACTGATAAATTAGCAGAACTTATGGATAAAGAAAATAAATTAGTCTATAAGACAAATGATTAATAAACGTAAAGCCCCTATCCGATACTACTCAGATAGGGGTATTTTAGGAGGTATGAAATTATGGCCATGAAACGCGCCAATGGTACTGGCACCGTGTATAAGATGAAACATAAGACTCTACGTAAGCCATATCGAGCCGTGGTGACCCTTGGATACAACTCTGAGGGTAAACCCTTACGAAAATCCATAGGCACCTTTGCGACGCAAAAAGAAGCGTATAATGCCCTTGCCCTATTCTCCACTAATCCACAAATTCAGGAGGAACGCAAAATTACTTTTGGGCAGTGCTTTGATTGGCGTATGGAAGAAGCTGAACGCCAAGGGCTATCTAAAGGGCGAATTAAAAGCATGCACGTTGTGCGAAAATTAGTAGAGCATCTATTCAATATTGAAATGAAAAATCTTAGAGCGGCTCATCTGCAGTCTATATTCGATAATTCGACGCACACAAAGTCTTATCAAAAATTAATTAAAGCGATCATAGTTTCTGTAGGTACTCTCGCAGTTAAGCAGGAAGTTATTCCCCGCAACTACCTTTCCGATATTATTATTAATAAAAACGCTACGCCGATTAAGAAAGCTAACATATTTACAAATTTAGCGCTCTATGAGCTTTGGCAACACTCTAATGATATAATATCCAAGCTAACACTCATATACGCCTACACGGGGCTCAGATTGAACGAATTACAAACAATCCGAGTTGATGATGTCCACATTAAAGAACGATATATGATTGGCGGTTCTAAAACGGAGGCTGGCCGTAATCGAGCTATCCCTATTGCAGAATGTATCTCCCCTTTCATCAAGGAACTCTACCAGCAAGCAAAATTTAAACGCTCCGAGTGCCTACTAGATGGCGTGATACATAAGGACATTTATCGTAAAGAACTACAAAAAAGATGTAAAGAATGGAACCTAGGCGAGCACAAGCCACATGACACAAGGCATACCTTTATCTCGATATGCAGCAACATAGGTATTGATGAAATTATAATCAAACGGATCGTCGGCCACGCTAACAAGGATAATATCACTGCAGACGTATATACACATAAAACACTACAACAATATATTGATGCGGTGAATAAGTTACCTTACGGAGATGACCTATTAAAAGGTGAGCAACGGTTGAGCAACCGAGAAGAAATTAGGTGATTTTTACCGTTTTGCAAAAATAAAAAGACCAGTAAACATAAGCGTTTACTGGTCTTTTAGATTTGTTGTACTATTCAGCGGAAATTACAGAAACTGGGCAAACGGATTCGCAAGAACCGCAATCGATGCAAGCATCGCCAATTTCGTATTTAGTTTCGCCTTCAGTAATGCAGGAAACTGGGCAAACAGATGCGCAAGAACCACATTTAATGCAACCATCAGCAATAACTCTCATAATTAGGACCTCCATCAAAATATAGATCAGAACTTTTTATTATCATTTAGAAAGGCACTTGCCTCAACTTATGTTCTCATTATCACACAGTTCAAATTGAAAGTCAAATGAAAATGATAAAAAATTATATAATATTTTGCATAATAATTGTTCCTTTTTATCATAAAAAGCCTATATTTATATGTATTTTGATATTTCTTTTCATTTATGTAATT